CAAAGTGTGATCCCGCCGTGAGTCCCACTCCCATAAGTTAATACCTGTATAATATTCAATAATACTTGCCAGCCAATTATCTATTTCTGATATTGGCCAATATACCTTTGAAATAGGCACATCCCTACCAATAGGATCACTGGGTTCATTCTGCCTATCTCCGAGCATGGCAACCGTATCAAATGAGATAATCTTTGGATTCAATCGCATGGTACTAAATGGCATAAATACACGATAAGGTAAGATAAAAGTTTTTACTGGACTTGTTGCGGAGTTTAAGTGAAATTCAGGGCCAAACCTTAGCTCAACCTTTAGCTGACCAAACTCCTCATCAGGTTTGCATTGAAGTAGAGACACTAAACCATTGACAAAACTATGAGGTCCTCTGCCAAAACCATAATCTTCAGCGGCTTCAATATCAATAGTCAGCGTTGTCAAATCTACAGGGATTTTCTTACCCCTGCCTGCAATTTGACCCGATAAATACAGTTGATTATTTTGAACTACAAAATAGCCAAAATAGTGCTCTATTGGCAGTGACAAAGAACGTGCAATTCGACCATTTAATAAATTGACAGAGATTACTTTTGAAAACTCCGACGCAGTATTACGCTCTTTAAACGTCAATAAGACATAATTTTGACCATCTAATTGATAAAAAAATACATCTTTTTGAAGTACACCATTACTGTCTTCCGAATAGGTTTTTTGCCATAGTTCAGTAGTTTCATGATAATAGTAAACTGCATTATGGGCTATAAACAAACAATGGCCTTTTTGATACGGGTTGTTTATATAAGTTCGATCTTTATATTGGTTCTGCAAATCTCCAACGGTTTTCAAATCGATTGACTTTGGCTTATAGAAAGGGAAATCGCTACTTGTATCGTCATAATCAGTTAATACATTATTCATGCTAAAATCCACCCTCCTTGTACAAATATAAAGTCACGTAGTGTATTCGGTATTGTCATATGATATTCAGCTCCCGCTTCCTCACCACGCCCAATTGATTGCCCACTTGGGGGGCACACTTTGGCAGGAGATGCTTTACTTGCCCCTGCATTGCTCAGTAGCTTCACTGTAATATGTGAACCTTCAGGCGCTGTTTGTGGCAAATGTAAGGTACAAGCCGTTGCAAACAAATATGTACCACCTGCAACCGCCCCCATGTTGTTTTCAACTACTTGATAAAACCCCATCAAAACCGGCACACCGCCAAGCGTTTCTCCATCACCGACATAGAGCTGCTTTGTATCTGTTGAAAATCCTGGTTCGCCGTTGCCAAGTACAGTTTGTAATCGTGTTGCTTCTGGGCCTCTTCTAAACTGGATCCGTCGCCCCATTAAAATACTCCCCCGTCAATATCGCCGCCCTCAACAGCGAGACCCAATGAACTAACCCAGTCTCGTACCCAAGCGGTGGTTGCAATATTGGTGCTATTATCTGAGCGTGCCCGTGTAGGTGATTTTGGCGTACCGGTGAACATAGGTGAGGTAAACAGCTGTGATTTCGATAAGTTATCAACTTGGCTTAGGCCAACATCTGCTTTGTTAACCGTTACAGCCCCTGTTTTACCATTTACAGATAAAACATTATCTGTTGGTGTGCGCAACAGCACCCAGTTTGCTAATACATTCGCAGGTGTCGACTTGAGAATGTAAGATTTGTTCTCGTCGGTACGAATCGCCAAGTCACCAGGCTGTGCATTTAGCGCTAACATGGCAGATTGACTGGCGACCTCAAACGGCTCACCTATTGCAAGACTGGGTAACACATTTTCAGGAATTTTACCGGTGCTGTCTAGCAACAACACATGGTTTGCGCCGCTACCTGCATCACGATGAATAGCACTACCAAGGGTGGTGAAAATATCCACCCCTCCAGGGGTTGTGCCATCACCGATAAATAGTTTTTTGCTGTCGGTCAACCATATTGGTTCACCATTACTCGGCGTGACATTGGTGCGGTTTGCCGCAGGTCCGCGCCTAAACTGAATTTTGTTCGACATTAAATACTGCCTCCGTCTAACGAGGGAACATTGGGGTAAGAATCAGAAAATGCGCCACCATCAAGAGACAGTAAGCCTACAAATTTATTAATTTCATTATTTACGTAGTCTTGCGTGGCATACACCATAGATGGATCTATTTTTAAATTCACCATTTCTGACTGCACCACATCAATCACCGCTTTTATTCCAAGCTCAGCACTGGCGTTGTCTTCAATACTTGGCTTGTAAGTTTCAGGGTATTTAACAATGGCAAATGCTTGATCGTCTTCGGTGTAGAAAGCGGCTTCACGAACATAAAACCCACCTTCTGTGGCAGGGACAATACCGATGATCTCAAGCATCGCAGGATTGTTATCTAGCGTTTTGGAACTATTTATCAGTCCTCTAAATCGCTCACTCGTGAGATGCTCCGCATCAGGTAAAATATTGCCATCACCCACTGCAAATTTGACTAAGTTAATTTTAACGCCAGTACCAATAGCATTTGCTATTTTAGCGCGACCCGCTGGTGTCAGCATGGTCCAGTATTGTGGTTGGGGCATAACTACTCCGAGGATAAATATTGGTATAACTACAAGACTGACTGGCTGCCACAAGACGCATTTGAGTATCGCTTACAATTTCGCTGGCATAGTAAGGATACACAGTGACAGAAGCACCAAATAGCGCTGCTGAAGCCAGCTGAATTTTTGCTGTGGATAATAAACTGAGCGATAAATCAAACTGAATACTATGGCGTTTATTCGCTGAGATGGTTTGAAATATTTGTTGATATAACGACTCATTAAGTCCCCTATCAGACAACGCAACATCAATAGCGATTGTCCCGGCAGGGCCCTTAGGTACTTGTTCAAACCATTCAGTAATACGAGTGTCATATCCAAATAGTGCTAACGCGTTAATAATGGCGAAACGCGTCCCAAGATGTTTGTGTTGTTCATAGCTTTGCGCAATGATCTGCCGTTTTATAGGCACAGGCCACTGCTCATCCCACTGCGTAACACTTTGGCTCCATGCCAACCAAGGTAATAATTCGATTGGGCAAGTCTCGGGTTGCCATAATGTTTCTAGGCAATTTGCCGCTTCATTCAGCACAGTGAAAATTGGGGATTGAGTGGCTTGTATTTGCTCAATCAGCTCAGTTCCTCGGTGTACTGGTTTACTATCACTCACACATCACCTTCAAATATCACGCCAGCGATGCCATTTTCACACCAAGGGGCTTCATGGCTCGCAATTATGACATTCTCACTTGGTGCAGCGAGTACGACATCTTCCACACCGCTACTATATAAAGTGGCAAACAGTGCTGAGCGCTTTATCGCAGTGCCCATGACACTGGTTTGTGCAAAGAAATCTTTTAAATTGGCCAACACTTGTGCTTTAACTTGTGCTTTGCCTGGTCCTGGGGCTAGTTGCACTCGGGCATTGATGGTATAGGGCTTCACTGTCACTGGCACAATTTCAACTCTGTCACCAATGGGCCGCACTTTTTGCAATGCAAGCACATCAGATACGGTATCAGCCGCATCTGCTTTGAGTCCAAACGTTGCTCTGAGCTTGTTCAGTAGTGCGTCTGAAGGTATACCGTTGGCTGATTCATGACTTAAAATGGTCAACACTACATGGCAAGGTGAAGGACTTGTAACATGAACATCTTTGACGCGACTATCTGCAGAAAATGTATGATAGCGATAACTTTCAGCTGTTCCAGCCGTATTTAAACTATGGAATGCTTGTTGTATTCGGTGCCTAAACCGTTCATCTGACTCTTCTGGCAAACGGCTTACACCATAACGTGTTGCAATATGGTCTAGGTCACTATTTGTTGCTGTCGCCAACAAGTTACCTTTGACGGTGTCATTTATTCGTCCTTTAAGCAGCATGCTGTGATATGCAAATGTATTGAGTAACTGTGTTAAAGGCTCTGATTCTAGCTCTAGTGTCTTACTAACATCTGGAACTAACTCGCTCAATTTACTTTTTAACTGTTCCAGAATTTGTTCATATTCCAGATTTTCTAATAGCTCTGGAGGTGTTAGCTTAGATAAATCGATCAACTGAGATGCTGGCATTGCACTCTCCGGTACTAAACAGAAAATAAAAAACCCACAGCAAACACTTGCTTGTGGGTCTTGGAGATTGGAAACCTGTGTGCTTGTTAACTTTCTCAAGCATAGGTCTATCTTACTGGTTTTTAGGGAGTAAAACAGGTCAATCCTGACCTGCTGTGAAATTATTAGAACGCAATCACAAACTCTAGTAATTCAGCTTGAGTGGTAAGGCTAAGCACCTCGGCTTCTAACTCACCGCTTTTTTCACGCACCACTTCTCTTTGCTGCAAAATGGCGAGTAGGTTTGCACGCTCTGCTGCCGCACCTTCCTCATTACCGTTCAACCGCTCACTCAACTCGCGCTCTTTTGCGCGCTCTACTCGCCACTGCTCTGATTGCAATTTGCCATAGGCGAGTTGCTTTATGCGCGTAATGACTTGCTGTTTTAAATACTCAACTTCAGAGTTTTCTTCAGTCTCTAACTGAGTCTCTGCAATAAACTGTGCTACCGACTCTTTATTCCATTGCTCACCCGTTTGCGGGTGCACCAACCAAAAGTTACCCGCAATAGACATTCCTTTGTTATCGTCGTAGTAAATATTCATTTTCACTCCTTAAATCGCGCGACAGGTTCTGGCAAGGCCATACTGGTTATATAGGTAGTGCTCATTAATAACACCGATATGTGAGTATGGATTCATCGCTTGAATGGCTGTTGCTATTATGCCCCCATCGTATCCTACGCTATCGGCCTTAGAACGATAGCAATACGAACTCAGTAACTCGCCATCTAATGTTTCCATGGCCACATTCACTTCACCTTCACTATTCTCTGTGCCATTTGAATTTTGCGTTTTATACGGCTCACTGTTACTGGTAAAAATATAATTGATCGGCTGAAGCTTCTGCTCTTCTGTGAAGAGATAATGTGCGTTGAATTTACCACCAGCCATTTTTAGTTCACTACCAAGTAGACCAAAGTAACCGTAGTAATTATACGAATAGCTCGACATCGCCGCTTCGCTATGGTTATAGCGATTTATTCCATGCGGCTGCGCTAAGGTATTTGCGATAAATACCATCGTTGTAAAGTCACCGCTATCCACATAATTCTGATATTCAGCTGCATTCGCAATGGCAATGTTAGTAATGTGATTGCCATCACGATACTTTTCCACAACCAAGTTAGTACCCGAGTCGATAACCACTAAGCAGTGCTTTTGGTTGTTATACAACACAGCCACCTCGTTATGGTTGTAACTAGACCGCGTTGGAATACCAAATTTATCTCGGGCATTGAGATCTTGCTTTGGCAAAGTACGCGAGGTAAATCCCTGCCCTAAAACAAAAATACCACCATACTCCGTCGCATTCGCTGACAGAGACTCTTGGGTGCTATATACGATTTCAAAACTAACATCATTAGGTTGTGCTTTTAAACCCAGTGGCACGATAGCACTTGAGCCGTGTTGATGCACTTTAGTCGCAGGGTTTTGCTCAAAGGCATTATTATGGACAAAGCTTGATTTTAGTACGGTGGATGACGTGCCATCTTGGCTAATTTTTAGATGATCTAAACGGCATGTGTCCGTTGCGGCATTTGCGGTATAACTTGGTCGAGTGAGATAGGAAGTACCATCACTATTATAGATAGCCAAAACCGATGTGGAGCGGCGAAAATTAGCGTGACTATTCGCCATATCAATATTTTTTATCGCGAATAAGGTTTTTGGTGTTGCAGCAGTGTTGTTCGCGACCACTCCATTAATTTGTTGCGTCAAGGGACCTATTTGATCCAATAGTGCCAGTTTTGCAGCTCTGGTAACCAGCTCAGCGGTCGACGCAGTTAAGTCAGCTTTAGCAGAATCAATATTGTTGATCGCTGAAGTTGCAACCTGTTGCAATAACTGGGTTGAGTCATCCAAGTGCTCCTGTGCAACGGCCACAACGGCTTGCTCAAGCTTGGCGTTATCTGTAAGCCGTGCAATTGCATTCGTGACTAAGGTTTGTTCCTCTGCACTCAGCGGAGTGCTGCCATTCATATCAGCGACCAGTTTGTCGACCATTACCTGAACGGCTTGTTGAATTGTTGCCATAATTTCCTCTTATAAATCCTTTAAATTGGTAGCAGGGCTTCACCCAACACTTGATTGAGCCGAAGCCGTCTGAAGCGCTTGTCGATATCTACTTGAGCTTGTTGATGTGCCAATTGCTGCTGGTGGATATCTGCATCAATTGCCTTAAGCGCATTGATCAATCGCTGTACGTCTTGTTCAAGAAGATTATCTGGGTGAGGGAGTGGATAATGCTGAAATGGAGTAAATTGGTTGATGTCCACAATTTCTCCTACAAGGTAAATGTACGAAGATTTCGTACTCTAGGGCGCTGTGCCGGCGTCCCCTTCAGTACCAGTTTCACTCGTGTCGTCGCGGTATCTACACCGTTAAAGGTGTAATTGAACTGCTGCCAACCATCGTTCAGTACTGAGCTGCTATCCAGTGCAAGTGGTAGCCAAACATCCCCTTTTTGCATCAAGGCTTGTACTTCTGAGTGGCTTTGAATATTCGCTTCAAAACTCACCGTTAAATCACCGCCTAAACGGCAGCGCAGCTCACGAGAGATATAGTCTCCGGTTTGCGCTACCTGCCCGTGAACACACTGGCTGCCCGCAAAAAGTACTGGCGTTAAGCTTGGTGTTCCCGTCAATACAGCAGCGACCTTAACCTTGCCAGTTATGGTTTCTCCAAGCGTACTTGGTTGCCACTCTTGAACGCTTAGCACTTTTTCTTTATTGCCAGTAGGGTACGTAAGTTCAAAGGTAACTTGAGTATCTGCACTTGGGCGCTGGACTACAGCTAAAAGCATTAAATCCGTTACTTGTTCAACCTCTACCTCGCCGAGTTCAATCCGTCTACTTTGCTCTGTGAATTTGGCGGCCCTTAACCTAAATGTGAGATCTTTATCCTGATGTGGCGTCCAGGTGCTAGCGTTGCTTGATGATAACAACACTCCTACTTGATACGGCTGAGAGGTAACCCAGTTGTGCGCCTGATCAAGCTTACCGAGCTCTGCAATAGCAACACTGTGCTCGGCCCCATCGGTTAACACAACCAACGCATACTCTTGATCGGCATTTAAAAAGGTTGGAGTAAAGGTAAACAGTGTCGATTGGTCATTTAGCTTTATTTCATCACTGCTTATTTTGCTACTTGCCAGCACGGTTTGCGTAGGAATACCTTGTACAACTTCACGAATTTGTACTTCAACCGTTTCCTGTCCTTTGGCGGTAAACCATAATTCAACACCGGCAATAAATCGCGATTGCTCCAAAATAAAGGTTTGTGCGAGTGGATCAAAACGCTGAGTAATGATGTTATTGACGCGCCGCAATGTTTCCACTTCAATCACGCCACTACCAGTATAACTAGCGCTTCCTGAAGAGCCTTGCTTACCAATAAATCGCACCAATTTAGTTCCGGCGGGAACATTATTTGGCACTTTAAATCGACCTGCTAATTCACCGCGTGTATTTGCTTGGATCATGCTTGCACCTCTGAAATAATTTCAATGCCATCGAATAATAGTGAGTCCAGTTGCTCACCTGAATCAAACCCAGAAATAGCAAAGTTGACCCAACGAGTGCGCAAGAACTCGGCTTGCTGACGGCGCACACCAACTCGCTCAGTACTCGTTTGAGTAATAACGCGACGAACACGACCTCCACCGCTAGTTAACCTGCGAGTAATAGGGCTTGTCCACTGAGTCTGGGTTTGTGTCCAATGATCAACACTTGGGGTTAACGTGACATCCGCAGGCAGTGGTTCAAATGCCATATAAGGATTAATTTTCATCTCACCGGTACGGCTCTCTTGTACTAAGACGTCCTCGAGTTCGTACGGTAATGTTTGGACTTGTGGTTGTGACAACTGAGTTATTTCTGCGGCCATTGGCAGCATAAGTTCGCCATCCACAATAGCAGCGCTTTGTTCAAGTCCAATATCACGCATATCGTCATCTAAAAACGGGTCAACAAACACGCCATATTTGCTAGCAGGTGACTGGGCATTGGTATCGTTACGTAGGCGCTCAATAGCCAACAATTGGTATAAATCTGAGATCTGCTGTTGCATCAACGCAAGATCTGTCATTTGTACCGCTTCAATCGCAATATTTTGGATATGCGGCGGCGCACTCCCCCAGTGTTGCTGCACTTGGGCTAGCCCCAGGTGTTGATGAGGCACCAAAGGTGCTTGCGGGTTGATTCTGTCGGGTGCACCTTTGATCCGCTCAACGTGACCATTGGGGGTAAGCACGAGCAGGTCGATACGTGGCATAAACCAGTGATAATCGACGACAACAAGGCCATTTTCGAGCATTTCTTCAGCCTCGCTTAACTGCTGCTCGAGCCAAAACCCGGTTTCGTCGGCATCAACTTCAATAAGTCGGCGATAGGTATACACCACGTCATACGACGTGCCTGACGCCGGCTTATTGCCACCTTCGCGCCAACTAATATGATTGCGGGTAAAAATAAAGTCGATACCTTGCTGATATTCAATGCCACCTTGCGAGATCTGCAAAATTTCAATCACAGAGTCATCATCAAAGGGATCGGTGTTTTGGCCGGTTTGCACGTGGCCTCGAGTCAAAGAGGTACGCTTTTTCACCTCTGCGGTCACCTGATCAATGCGCTGCACCGGTGCAAAGTCTAAATCAATTCGCATAGCGCCTTGGGCACTGGCACTAAATCGGCTCGGCTCATTGATCACCTCACGTACATCGGGGTCGTTTGGCAGCGTAACAGGCAGTGCGGTGTTAAACGCTATTTCATAGCCATTGATATGCGCTTTTCCCTCTTGCACATTAAAGTGCTGGTGGCTTGCCGTGCTCTCTCTATAGCTAACATTGAGCCCGCTCACCACATAACTCCCGCCGTTTGACTCGCGGTCATAACGCGCAAGTGCGCTGGTAATTGAGTCTAGTTGTGGTGGCGGCTGTTTAACGATAAGCGTGCCATGATCGATTTGGTAAACGGGAAAAAAGTCGCTATTGGGATAGTCAAGGCTGTCGCTCAGTCCCCAACGGCCCGAGATTTTCAGTCGCGCGGCACCCGCTTCGTCAAAATTGTGTGCGCCAATAGCTGGATCTCTAAGTGTTGAGTCTTCAAGCTCTGTCACCACTTCCTTTGCTAACCACACCCCGACAATTTCAAGTTTATTTAGCGCAATCGCTAACTGTTTAGTGTCGACATCATGTACCGCACCTTGCAGATATACTGAGGATGCGCCAATGGTTGCAACGCCATGAGCTTGGTCGATAACCACCTCGCCCCCCTTAACCACATCCCCATCTTTCATCAATACATCAGCGATGCCTTTTACATGGTGCTGAGACTGCAGTTGCAGGTCGTTAAGTTCACGACTTTGCAACCCTTTACTCGCTCGAAACAATAGCTGGCTGTAACGCTTTGCAGGATCAAACTGCTGGTAATAATCTTTTATCATTGCTTTCTTCTTAAAAACTGATCACAAACTCAAACGTTTCGCGTACCCCTTGGTCACGAAATAGCGCTGTGCGATGCTCAAGCAAAATAAGCTCGCCAGCCTCTGCAACCTCGTCTGGTAGGAGGTAATATTTTCCAGCTGGAACGCCTGTTTTCGGTGTCGTGCCAAGCATTAAACCAAGCTCGCGAATATGCTCACCTAAGCCATCCTCGAAGTCGTAGGTGAATTGGCAATATAGATGTTGGCTGGCGGTATCGCTTAAGCGGAACTTTCCGGTTGGTACTTGAATTTCACCTTGTTCATCCGGCTCACAAAAGCGAATTTGCTTTGCCTTGCGATAACCAATGAGATTGGTGAGTTGTGTGGTATTGGTAGGGGTTGGCGGTAAAGTATTATCCCAACTTGATGCGCCGTTTCCCCATGCCAAATAAATAGCCTGCTGCTGCATTAGCCGTGCAAGCGCCTTTCGGCCTTGAAGTGTTAAAGTGGCCAAGGACTGCTCCTTAAAGAAATGAAACCGAGCTAAAAACTAAGCTCGGTGAGAAAGTAGAGGTTTAGTAAGATTCAATCCAGAGGTCGGATTGCTGCTCTGCGGCAAGTAAGCAAGCTTGGGTAAGTTGTGCTTTGGTCACATTGGCCACAGTGTTATTGGCAAGTACCCAACGCTGCGTGTCACTGTCTGTCATCAGCAGTATGGCTCGAACCATACGTTGCTGACTTTGTTCATCACCATCAAACACCAGACCGTCAACCTCAACGGCGATTGACGCCACATTCGCTGCACGCTGACTTTTAAAGCGTTCACGTTTGGTATCTGCAATTTGTTGTTCAGTATGCGAAATGGTCGCTGGATGGTGATAAGCCACTTGCGCTTCGTCGTCGTACTCAATACGCGAGTCAACAGTTTCTGTGGTTAATGCTAAATCCACCTCCATATACTCAACACGATAGCACGCTCTTCTCGCTTGCAAGTCCAGTATAGGCTCCGCTGGTAGCGGTGGCACAGGCATTAGTTCATCTGGATTAGCGGCATTATGCGCTTGCGCCTCTGCTACCTGTGCTTGCACTTCAGTCGTTTCAGTCTGCCATGCAGCATGCACCTCACGATATGCCGCTTCTTCTTGCTCAATGGCAAGTTGTAGCGCTTCGTCAATCTGCTCTTGAGGATGACGCAGCATTATTTTTGTTTGCACGTCTGTATAGCTCAGCGTTAAGGCCTCTACTGCATCCGCAGTAAGGTTCTCAGCCTCAGTATTCATCGCACTCTCCTTATCCATTATGTGCAATTCCTATTGGGAATAGGGTGTGGTGGCAGAACACTTTGACGGTATTGCCGTTGAGATCGGTTTTGGTGTTTTCACCGTTGATGATAGGGATGGTTTGATCGTCGCCCCAAGAGCCTTTTGCGTTAACCGGTTTAAAGACAACATTGCCTGATACTAAACCGACAAGCTCACCTTCCTCATTGATGTAAGTCACGTCTTGCATTATCCCTGTAAGAGTTGTCAATGCTTGCAAAACCAAACCTTTGAACTCACCTACTGAGAATCTATACACTTTTCCTTTTGTATAACTTTGCGAAATACTTGAGTTCGCTAGTTGTACGTCATGATTTTGATATTGCAACTCACTTCCATGAAATTGAAGGTAAAACAGGCCGTTTTTTTCTATAATTGAGGTCAGCGCTTTAACTGCAGAACCCTCTTTTTGGTATAGAAATATCGGATCATGTTTTGGCTGAGCACCAATAACATCATTCACTTTGAAGCTTCCCCAACTCATAAGTCCGTGTCTATTTAATGGGGTAAAACCAACACCTAAATGCCCTTCACTTTGCTTAGTGCGCTTCCCGATAAGCGAGCTATTCAGGGAACCACCTCGGTCTAAGTGATAAAAGTTACTTTGGTATATATATGGTGATACATACTCTACAGGATGACTTGATTTCGCCTTCGTGACAGGCGCCTTTTCTGTAATGTGAACCAGACCAACAAAATCGGTTTTATTGGTGACCATGGATTTCCAGTTGCCGTCAACATTATTCAACCCCACAGCATACGTTGACCATTGATTAGATGTTAATGTGGGTTCGCGGCCAATCATTGCGGTAGCTGTTTGTTCGGTAATATGGTTGATTGGTATGAGTTGATATTCTGAGCCACTACCTATCGTTTCATTCCAAAGTCCTTGCACGCCATCTGGGAACTGTTGGAGCAAGTTTTCAGGATGCCCATACAGGTCTATTTGAGGTGTTTCATGGAACGATGCACTTAGTTCAAACGCATCAAGTATATACAAAATGTCATCAACTTCAGGAGTTGGTGGTGAAAACTCTTTACCTCCGTTCTGATAGCTCAAAGGCAGGCTTTGAACTAATTTATCTAATGATACATATACGGCGTCTCCGTCTATATGTGCGATGTAATAAACTTCGCTTTTGGTGGCGTTATAAATACAAGCATATCGTTTATCTGTAATTACATCCTTAAGCTGCTCATACTCTGTAACCTTTAACCAACGACCACCTCTTGATGTGCCCGCATTTCTGACAGTTGCTTGGTGTATTTTAGTAAAGAGCGGCTTTGACTCTCCACGCAAACGATTTGAAATAGCATGACGCAATGTGGATTCTAATACCTCCGCTTTATCCAACTTATTGGCCGATAAGCGTAAATCTTCAACTTGGCCTGCGTATATAGCATCGTGGTATTTGTATTGATCCGCTCTTGAATGGCCATGACCACCGATATATCCCATGCCTGGGTGCTTTCCGATGCTTGTCTCTGTTGGCTGGATAAAACACCCTAATGTGCTCATACGCAAAGATGTGGGTAGCTCATACCAATGATAATTACGTACACCCGTCATCGTATATTGTGTTGTTCCCATCGGGTTATAGCTGGGGTGATATGCGCCTTTGTTTAAACGCTGTACCAAAGCAATTGGAATGCCGTAACATTTTCCCTCATACCCAAAATCACTAGAATTATTTGGATAACCAGAAGTATGGCGAGCCATTCTCATACCACCGATTATTGGTGCGTTGAGTGATACAGCATTGGAGTTCAGCATTCCAGCATATGACATCTCACCTGAGATATTGCTCGGACCGAGATCCTCTCCCTCGATTCGTTTGCCCCTAGGTTTTAAGCTGGATTGCCCGTGAGTGTAACTGATATAGTTGTTGTCAATGCCCCGATTATAAGCATGAATATAGGGATTGTCCCAATTATCACCAAGCCCCTCAATCACCCTAATTCGGTATCTAACCTGAATATACGCTTTGGCTTTTGGGTCGTAGTAAATATTGTGTTCAGGCTCTCCAAGGAAAATAGCCTTTTGCGGCTCCGTTAGCGATGACCATTTAACGCCATGCCCTTTTGTATCAGCGTCCCACTCTCCAAACGCTGAATACCCCTGAGCAACGAGATTATTACGAAGGGCAATACCCTTATAGCTATTTGCACCGTATTGCACATTACCGAGCGGATACACGACGTCTTTTTCAGCAATTTTCTCGTGCCAAGACTCCAAAAATACTAAGTCTTTACGAGAGGTGATCACCTTATTGCTATCGGTTTCTGCTGCAAATGCGGTTTCAGCATCGTTGTGTTGGGTGACGGTGCCTGAAGCTGAGTCATAGGTTTTGGTGCCATCTGGCGCAGGAGGAAATTTGCAACTCACAATACCATATGGATAATCAACACTTTGCAAGTCAATTGATACGCCGTCAACCAACCCTTTCGGGAAAGGAGTGGAAGATTTATCTGAACCAAACCAACCTCTTGTTTTACCTGAGCGCCCCAAGTTCAATTTGTTTTGATACACCCACATGCCATTATTAACAGCATTTTCAGCACTATCACCCAAGCCCCACTCCACAAACCCACTTCCCGCATATTGCTGTTTACGCATGTCGCGCAGTGCATCAAACTGAGCTTTGATCATTACATGAGGATGCGGATTCACGCTTTGTGCATCTGCAATCAGTGATTTAAGTGTTGGCAGTGTATGGCTATTGCCGTTTAAATCTTTGAGGTTGACGTTGCCAGACTGAGTTTGCCAATCATTCAGCGCTTGGTTGTTCTGATTAACCGTTTGATAGGTTTGGGCAATATCTTGCTTAACCTGATCAATTTCCTGTAAGCCTTCGGTGATATTATTGGCAAGTTGAACACTTGCTTCGGTTTGCTCAGTTGCGGCCTGTTGCAACTGGGCAAGTTGTGATTCTATGGTCATGTATTATCCTATGTTTGCTTTGCGCAGGCGCATCGCCAGTTGCATGGTTTGGTTGGCTTGCTGAATTAGACTTTTACCTTGTCTAAGATGTGCATAAACAGATGTAGCCAGCTCTTTTGCCATAAAAATATTGGTGTTAAGCACGCCTGTTTCAAAACTGACTTGCTGTGAAGGCAGCGCTGCGAGGTTAAGCGAAATGACCTCTAACCAGGCTACGTCTTTGCTTTTATGATTCAGCACTTCACCCCCTGCGCTATATACCGCAACTAAGGTGCTGCCAGACCAAATTCCTAATTCTTTAACTGGGTAATCGGCTTCCCCCTCAAACACTGCGCTAAAACGCACTTGTGTTGCAGTGAGTTGCTCCGCTTGTAATATCGGGACCTTTTGGCGCTCTTGTCGTAACTGAGTTTGCAAGTGAGACGCGATATAACCTGCGCTTCCTGCGGACAAATGCGTCAACGTAAAAGCTTGTCCTTGCTCTAGCGCCTGCGTCAATTTGGCAAGCCCCGGTGTCGTCCATACAACAGAGGCAAATTGTGATGATTGCATTGAGAGTTCCATTTATTTGGAGAGTATTATTCAGGGAGTACCACTTGGAAACGACTGCAATGAACATTAAGCCGTCCAGTGGTGGCGAGCGCAGCTGAGAGCGGCATCATTTGACGATGTTGCCAATGTACAGTCGTTGCATGAAGCGGATCACCGACAAACGCGTCGGCTTTAGTCCAGCTTTGTTGCCACTCGCCCTGCCACGAGCGAGTTGACCACACGCGATGCTGCGAAAGCAGCCTGATTCGGGCTGAACTCACAGGCAGTTGTGAAGGCTCTTTGTCGCTGAGCTTATATTCACTCAAGCGTTTTGTGGTGAGGTAATGACTGCGCTGACTATGTGTTCTACTGAGGTGTACGGAGGCATTCGCCATATCATGACTCACACCTTGCTGGTAGCTGCGACCAAAGCTGACTTTGCATAGCGTGTTATCGCCATCATGAAATGGTACGCCAGAAACATCAGATAGAAGCGCTCCAAAACCACTTTGAGACAACTTCAGTTCACGCACATCATAACCATGATAAATACGTGAAAGTTTGGCTCTTACTGGGGCAGATAGTCCAAGCAGCTGATGTATATCTTTAAGCGCCTTGTTCCCTGGAATTTTGCCAGATGCCAATTGATAGCGATAAAAGTGGCGTCCGGGTTTATCAACCTCAAGCTCAGCCTCGTCAAAGTTGAGCCAATTGAGCGCGATGTCTACACTTTTTGGTGTACCGCGAAGTCGCTGCCAAACCAGACCTTCCTTGATGGTTTCGCGAAGGTCTTGGCTGTAGGGCAAAATAGCCTCTAAGCCATACTCCCAAACGAGCCACATCAGCAAGTTGTCGTGCGGTTCGGCCTTAAACCCAGATAACCTTGAAATACCCGTATGAATATCGTCACTCACGGCAACACTTTGCTGCAATCGCCGTTGCAGCAAAGTGTGATTAGGAGGTAATAACGTCATCTTAGCCTCGCTTTAATGTCAGCGAGATTGACTTGGGCATAACGTACTGATGGGCCGCCACATCAATTAGCTGTGTTGGAGCAAGCAGTTCGATATGCCTAATTCCCGTACTGTGTAATTGCGCATGTAGCCAGCTTGGCGTTAAGTCCCAACCAAGTGTCGTGATGTTGAGCCAGTTGTCTTGCAACGTTTGCTTCAGCTTATTGATAATAAGTTCAGAAGCATGAGTATTGAGATAAAGCTCAGCTTCAACATCTACCCAAACGGGCTGTGCAAGTTTGACCTCTAACGTGTCCGTTAGCATTTTCACTGAGTCGTCAAATAGCCTCTCTTTAACTTGTGCTAAAACCTGTTCTGCATCAGTGTCAAACTTTGCAAGTACCGTTACCACTACCAGCCCATCCCCTGGGCTTTGCACCGACACACCCTTGATTAATCCCGGTGCAGCTTCAATGGCTTGATGACGATAATGCGCCGCACTACCTGCCGTACTGGACGCTATGGTGCTGTTGCGAATACGCATTCGTAAGGTTTCGTCATGTTCATCGGGCAACCGAGCCACCCCATAAAACGCGCCAAGATGCTCTAAATCAGCGCCTTGGCTGGTGGCTAACAAATTAGCCGCCGCGGCTTCATTGACGCGCTGTCGTAATAACAGCTCGCGATAGCTTTCAACTTGCAAACAAATCGCAAGCGGCGAGCTTTCGAGCGCTAACGCTTCGGCATATTCAGGTGCAAGTTCAATAAAACGTTGTTTACGTGCTCGGAACAGGCTTTCGAAATCAAGTGGTTCAAGGATATTTGGCGCTGGCAAAGTGGAAAGATCGATTGATTGATTTGCCATAGAGCGCCTTATTCTGGAGACGTTAAAATGCTTGCAACACCAGTGGCGCGAGATTCAATTTCTTGATAAACATTTTCAGCGCCTTTACCTTGATAGGGAAACTGAATCTCATTATTCAGCACTTTTGTGGTTAATGTACCTAGGCTGTCACGGCCCTGTGATGCCGCTGCACGCATCTCGGCAAGTGTTGTTGCCTTGCTTAAACCATCAAGCAGTTTAATAAACTCAACTAATACTAGGTGGCCTGTATCTGCAGTAGTCCCAATAATAGATTCTACATCCGCCACTTCTCGGCTTATTTGCCCGCGCTTTACTTGCTTGTCTAGGTACGCGAGTGTCGCTAAATGATCTTGTTGTGAAGGAATTTGTTCTTGCATAATTACACCTCGATTCTTGGATAGTTAATAACACGGTCAACAGCAAAAGTGGCGTTACCACCAAATTCAACGATGTTTTGTGGTGTTTTGTCACTGCCAACGGGCGATGGGAGCATGTTGACAAAGCGAACAAATAGCATTGAATAAGGATGCAGGCCATGAAGCTTAATTGTGTCAATAGTCTGGGTGGTTGCACATGCATTCCACCCACCAGTAATTTTTGGCTGAAGGCCTAAACGCTCAACCTCAGCGTTAATCTGGTCACTTGTTGCTTCAGAATTCGCTAAAATAAACTGTGTATAAGTTCTCGACCAGTCCGTACTGTATTGTTCAGGTTCGTTATAATGTCCAGGTGCATAACCGTAATTGCGAGTCAGATGTACTTTAGTGAGCGTCTGAGGGGCTGGATAGGTGTAGTAACCCTGAGTAGCGATAGGTACTTTTACCCATTTTGAAATATGTGGAGCTTCAGGTTCAGCTTCTATATTTAACGAGCTCTTAGAATGATCCGCCCTATCATAATAATTAATTCGCAAGTCAGAGTGACTATCCGCAAAACTAAGGATCGCTTGATCTGTTTTTGACCCCGCCAAAGCAACCGCTTCATTAATATCTTGCTGCGCATCACTTAGCGCATGATTAATTTCTCCCATTTTGCCGATCACGGTTTGGGTTAGGACATTATTTGAATCGATTAATTTGCCGTTCTCGGCTTGCAGTGCGGCGATGCGCTGCTCTAATGTCATTGGCTGATAATCCGCCATATTACACTCCTAGCTGTAGTAGTCTGTTGTTGAATTGAATTTGTCGGTGATTCGCTTGAATTTGCGCACTCAGTTGTTGGGTTTGTGCCACCAGCATGTCGAGAAATTCACCGGCATAGAAAAGCGTTAAATCGCCTGTGGTATTAATCGTGATAGCGTCTACCGGTGCAGCACTTAACAGCAGATCAAACCCTTGTACGATTTGTGCAATGGGTGTTTGATAAAAAAGTACATTTTGCGGGTGTGACCAAACGGCAAACAAAGTGCCATCGGCAAGATAAAAACCCACTTCGCGCACCGCGTACTCAGCATCGTCAATAAAATGTCCGGTAATATGAAATTGCCCGTCACCAACAACTTGCCCGCCGGCAATCGCCACTCGATTTTTTTCACCTTGCAGCCTAGTTTGGCTACGAGACGGCGTATAGCCAGAAGTGCCTACCGCAATCGCGCTAATATCAATGGTAAAACCATTGGCTTTGGCATTAACGGCCGCGTTTAATCCCGCCTGCGTAATAAGCGGCGTAAATTGTTCCATGAGTCATTCCTTTAGAGTCTGTTAATCTTCAAGTTTGTTTTTGCAGCAGCTTTGTTTAGGTATTAATAGCAATAAAACGACTGTCGCTGGATTTGGATAGCAAAGGGCGCTGCGTGAACATAAAGGCTGGAAGCACTTTTGAGATCAGAGCGCACTTCACCGGATATTTTGCCCACACCTTGCAAACCAGAAGTACCAGCAAGATACAACTGGCTTACATTTGCAACATTATCTGTGTATTGAGGCATCCACGTTCGCTGAAGGCTCGCAGACTGACTGGCGGTATTGAGCGATAAGCTTTCACTTTGCTGTACACCTACATGCAAACTAATTTGGCTGCGACATGGTTTTGTCATCACCACAGCTTGCCAAAGTTGTGCCTGCAGCTTAGGAGTCAATAGCGTGCTGCCTGCTGGATCTAGGTTCTGCGCGGCCAACGCAATGATCTGTGCAGAATGCGGCGTAAACGCGTGAGGATTTTCTTGTTGCCACCACTCTTTAAGCTCAACTTTTGCAGCTAGAGTGGAGAGCGCGCTTTTTATCGCACTAACCGTCCCTTTTATTCGATGATCGGGCACGCTATTCGCTATAATCTTACGCTTCACGTCAATTGGCCAAGCGCTATCCCAAAAGTCCACACTGAGTGCATCCGCAAGCCAAGGTAAAAAATGCTCGGGACATCGCCATGGATCCCAAAGGCTACCAAGTGGAACAGGAGTCGCGGAAACTTTACTTAGCGCCTTTGCCAGCGCATGCTCAAGCTTAGTGCTTGCGTGCGGTAATAGTGTATTAAATATCTCTTCCTGCAATGTTTATCTCCACTTGTGTACAAAACGCAGCCTGCCAAGGGGTATTGATAATGTCGGCGGTGGGTGAGAGCAGCTCAACACGTTGCACACCTGCTTGGTGTAGCGCACTATAAAGCCCAGACAGACGAATATCATGATTGAGTTTATGATGTGTTTTTAACCATTGCTGCACGATTTGCTCTACCGTAGATTTCACTTTTTCTTCATCAGGGCCTGGATATAAATAAAGCGTGGCGCGGAGGGTAAATTCTTTTACCTCAGCTGAGAGCACTCGTGGCCTATCCGTCAAAGGCCTAATGTTTTCTTGAAACAAATGCTCTGTAATTGCTGTGATTTCGTCTTGATTTGGTATGCCATTGCCTCTATCTGTCAGCACCGTTATCGCTACATCCCCCGGTGCGGCATCTTGAAGCCTAGCGGCATGGCTACAATGCAGCAATTTCGTATGCTCTGGTACTAAGTCTGATAATGGTGGCTCGACCTGAAGCTGCTCAAATTCGGGAGACTCAACAAAAACATCCTTAACTTGAGGTAAGGCTTTAAGCGTGTGAAAACAATAAGCACCAATTGGCCCTGCCGTACTAAACCCTTCTAGTGCCAATTGAATACGCGCTCGAAAGCGCTCGTCACTCTCCCCAGCTTCTCGTATCACCGCAAAACGATTCCCCAAATAATCGAGTTCACTGCTCGTGGCTTTTGCCAGCAATACCTGCTGCGCGCCTTCATTAATCTGTTGACGTAATAACAGCTCTCGATAAGCAAAGACTTCCATCAGCTTGACGATGGGGTCGCTAGGTAGTAGCTCAGAAAGTTCTGGGCAGGCGTGCTCTACGGCTTGCTTTAGTTCGTTATAAAGCGTCTTAAATTCAACGGGTTCAAGTAAATCGGATGCGGGTAATTGACTAAGACTGACCGCACTGAAGTTAGTTAAAGACATAATGGGGCCTGTTGTAACACGACTCCCTTCAGGAGCCGTGTAATTTGATGTTTAAAGGTTTGGCAATGTTGACTTAATTTCGGCGCGTTTATTCATCCAAGTCTGTTTTGCTGCCACCGCTTTTTCTGAGGTTTCACCATATTCAGTAACCGCAGCCATATAGTCAAAGAATAAGAAATCGGTGTTGGCGCTGTAATGTTTGCGTCTTAACTCGCTGATTTCTTTAGGGCTGTATTCTATTTCACATAAAGCGAAATCAACTTCAGCTTCTTTTGCAAGGTGTGCCGCGTGTGCATCATCAACAATACCACCAGCAATCGCTTTACCTGTTGTTTTTAATTTTAAAATCGCCATGTTTATGCTCCTTCGCTTAAAGTTTGACCTACGTGAGTGTATGGGTGGCCGACACTGTCAGCCCAGATCATATTGTCACCATGATCGCCCGTACCAACATAAGGCAATGCAATGGCCACTTTCATACTGCCAAGCCCTCTGAAATACGGCTGATGACAGCCACCCCAGCCAGTTCTTCTATTCGACTTATATTGCCACCCTTTACCTGCATCTGAGCCAGAAACGAGAATATCTGCGGAGCGGTTTCTCGATGGATAAAACCGCAAATCACCGGTTTGTTCCAACACATTAATCCAACAACTTGCTTGTGTTAAAAACTCCCCCTTACCCCAACCAATATATCTTTCACATCCCTGATTCAGTACAAATAGATTACCTTCAGAGGGGTTATCATCTCGTCCTTTATTCACAACAACATCCAGCAGAAGGACTCTATATTCGCTTCCATAATAGCTGTCACCATGGGAATCTTTCGCTCCCAAACCTCGCCTTAGAAACTCTTCATTTGGTGTGAGACCGAATTCCGCCAGCTGAGTTAGTGATAACTTAGTGATTGTTCCTGTTCCCTCGGTACCCCGATAAAAAAAACTGCTCCACGGTGCGGCATGCGCCGCAATCATATCAACAGCCGTGCCATTTCCTACATCTGCACAAATATTATTAAAGTGCTTAGTATCAGAAAGTGCGTTTGGGGCTAAAGGCAGAGCTCGTTGGAAACTCGTAATTTTTGCGTCCACAGCCTGCTCTTTAGCTTGCAAGCGGGCATCGACCTCTGCTCTTTTCGCATCTAATTTGGCCGTAATATCTTGAATTTTATTATCGACGGTTGCGGTGAGGTCGTTTGACGCTTCAATCAATTTGGCAATATCTTGTTCTAATGCCATATTTTTTCTCCATATGGTTAATACAATTTGTAAAAGGGATACTGAGTGTTATCTCAGCGGTAAATCAGGCACAAAAAAGCCCACCGAATGGTGGGCTTAATAGCCTAAAGTCGTTGTAAGTTGGTGTTATTGCGGTTTTGGATATCGGTTTTTAATGGTGCTTCGCGCTTGCAGCCATGCAGTTTTTGCCGCTTGTGCGGCTTCACTCGCTTCACCAAACTCGGCCATTGCCGCTAGATAATCGAAGGCAAGACCATCTGACTCGCACTGGTAAGCAAAACTTCTAGCATGCATACATTGCGCTGCAAGCTGAGCATGCTTTGCCTCAGCTAGAATGCCTGGAATATCAGCACTGGCTACTCCTAAGTCTGCCAATGTTTTTTCATCTGCCGGAACATTAATCAGTTCATCATCACCGATTTTTAAGGTTTTAATTTCCATTGTGACTCCTTTAAGCTGTTGGTGGTGTATATGGATGGTTTGCGTATGGAATAGAGCTTAGTGTTGGGGCTAAACGCTCGGCAAATGGAATTGGCTCTGCGTACCAACGGACGGAACTATTGGCAAAGCTAGCTTCAGTTAATTCTCTTCGTAGGTTATCACTCCCATCATGATAAGATACATCTCCTTTCCAATTCTTGATAAATCGGTATTTAAGACCACCACCTCTTAGGTACATACCATTATAACGATAACACCAAGCACCAACTGAACCATCATCACGACCTACATACAGAGGTTTATCAGCATCTACCTTTTCCACCTTTGAATACGCGGCGAAGCTCACATGACTTACTGTTGGGTTATAACGCTCATGAAAACGCTTAATTTGCATAAAGTTAGCATCACCATTCCAAGCATAAGAATTACCTTCCAGCTCAAGCAGAAGAGCAGCTTGGTGAGGTCGGTTCGGATCTAGTGGCTTAGTATCTGAGTTCCAAGAATACTGGCGAGCAATCGTTAACTTACTCACTCCCGCGGCATTACCAGGAAAACGCCACCACACTGGATAAAAATAATCCTTTGAACCACCGATAAAAATATCCTGAACATAGCGTGTTTCAGGCATCGCCTCTTGAATAAATTTGTCGACATCTTGCTCTTTTTTCGCAATACGCGTGTCAAAGGCAGCCATTTGGTTATCGAGCTGCTGCGCCTTGTTATCCACCACTGCCGTTAAAGCATCCGTAGACTGAATGAGATTAGCAATATCTTGTTCTAATGCCATGAGTTGCTCCTATAAAATTCCTTTGTCCATCAACTCAAACTTCTGTTTAAGATGACGAGTCATATTGTTAATTTGCGCAGCGCCTAGCTTGGCAAGTTCAGGGGCGATAAGAATATTTAGATTAACGCCGTTATCGACGATGGTAACGGCGTCGGCAGGCACGCCCGTTAACACCAAATCAAAAGCAAGAAGTAAATCGACTTCTGCCGATTTGTAAGCAATAGGTCTATCTGGTGAAGAATACACCGCAAATAGCACCTCTTGTGTTTGGCCATTTGCTTCGCTTTCGATATAAAAGCCCACTTCATTGACCCAAAAGTTGTGATCGGTATCATCAATCACACTCATATGGATTTGGGCATTCCCCTTATCTTCGCCACTTGCCACCATAATGCGGTGGACTTCTTGTTGTAGCTGGCGGCGGCCTTGATCTGGCGTATAATTGCCAGTACCAAGCCCTACCTTGCTGATCTTCGCTTGAAAGCCATTTTTTTGGGCGTTAAATACTGCTTCCAAACCCGCGGTGGTGATGGTCGGCCGTAAAATCGTGCTCACAGCACCTGTCTCCTTTTGTTGAGTGATATCAACCCGCATCAATACACAACTCATTTAATAAGTTGGTTTATGAAGCACATTGATATGAAATGACAGCAATGGGTTTTATACCAATAGGTACTACCGCTGGGTAAACGCTGATGACATCAATTGAAGTGCTTATTCGCTATTCCAATAGCGGTTGTAGGCTAAATTGCTGCGATGATTAATACCCATTTGCTTAATTAAGTGATCTATTTTGAGGCGAGAAAATCTTGTCGATAACCAGGCGAAATTTTGCTATTTAGTTGTTCTAAATAAGAAATTTTTAACGCCGTTAGCGTCAGATTTACTCCTTCAAATTGAGCAAGTATTAACACAAATTAGTATAAGTT